AATGCTCTCATCAACAAGAATATGCCAGAGAATAAAGTCGCTGGTGATCTTGGAGAACTGACTAAAGTTCCTACCCCTGCCCTAATTCCCGAACAGCAACAGATTACACAGAGTTAAAGAAAGGAGACTTCAAATGAAACCAGATTTTAGTGGATATGCTACTAAGTCCGGAGTCGAGTGCTCTGACGGTCTAACGATCGACAAAGCAGCATTCAAGCACGCTGATGGGAAAAAGCTTCCCCTCGTGTGGGCGCATGATCACAGTACTCCAGAAAACGTTCTGGGCCATGTCATGGTTGAACACCGTGAAGATGGTTCTTATGTTTATGGATTCTTCAACGACACCCCTAGTGGTAAGATCGCAAAGACGATGGTCGAGCACAAGGACCTTGACGCTCTGTCAATCTATGCCAATCGTCTCACCAAGGGCGGACCCAATGGGCGTTTAGTCCAGCATGGAGAACTTAAGGAAGTTAGCCTGGTTCTCGCCGGCGCTAATCCTGAGGCCTTCATTGAAGAAGTGTATATTCGTCATTCCGACGATACCCTCGAACTCTCCGAGACCGAAGGTATTATTCGCTTCTTCGAAGGCATCAAACTTGAACATTCCGATGAATCTGCTAAGGACGAATCAGAAGAAGCCAAGAAAGAGGAGTCGGAAGTCAAGGATCAACCTATCGTTGTGCCTGAGCCGATCCCTGCAGTAATTCCCGACCCGTCCACATCAACCACCGCGGACGAATCTGTCGTCGAACACGCGGACGATACGAAGGAGACCAAGGTGGCTGACACCAAGGAAAAGACCGTTGAAGATGTCTTCAACGAATTCACGGACGAACAGAAGAACGTCGTCTATTACATGATCGGGGCCGCTACAGACGATCTCGCACAATCCGACCTGGAAGGTAACGAAATGACCCGCAACGCATTCGAGCAGAACGAGCTCGGTGGCAACACCAAAACGGCGACTCTGTCGCACTCGGAGTTCAAGGCCATCATTGATGACGCCTCCAAGTTCAATGGCTCGATCAAGGAATCTTTCCTTGCGCACGCTGGAGAATATGGTATCGATGACATCGAATACCTGTTCCCGGATGCTCAGACTCTGACGAGCACCCCGGAGTTCCTCTCCCGTCGGATGGAATGGGTCGATTCGGTCCTCTCCTCGGTTCGTCGCACGCCTTTCGCTAGGATCAAGACGGTTCTTGCGGACATCACGGCCGATGAGGCTCGGGCAAAGGGTTACGTCAAGGGTAACATGAAGAAGGACGAGGTTATCCGACTCCTGAAGCGTACCACCAACCCGAAGACCATCTACAAGAAGCAGAAGCTCGACCGGGACGACATTGTCGATATCACGGGCCTCGACGTCGTGGTCTGGATCAAGCAGGAAATGCGCATCATGCTCGATGAGGAAGTTGCTGCGGCAATTCTCGTTGGCGATGGTCGTGAGTCGGATGATGAAGACAAGATTGACGAAGAGTCCCTTCGTCCGATTGCGTACGATGTCGACATGTACAACACTTCCATCGAGCTCGATGCGGGTCTCACGCCTTCTCAGCTGACGGACGCCATTCTCCGTGGCCGCAAGAACTATAAGGGTACTGGTACCCCGACGTTCTACACCACTGAGGACGTCCTCACCGACCTCATTCTTCAGAAGGACACCCTTGGACGTCGTCTCTACGACACCAATGAGTCCCTCTCGGCGGCTCTCCGAGTCAAGGCAGTCATCCCCGTCGAGGCGATGGAGCGTGCGGCTGAAGTTGTTGGCGTCATGGTCAACCTTGCTGACTACTCTGTTGGTGCAGACAAGGGCGGCGAGCTCAACTGGTTCGACGACTTCGACATCGACTACAACCAGCTGAAGTGGCTTGGGGAGACTCGTATCTCCGGTGCGCTTACGCGCCCGAAGTCCGCGGTCACCTTCAAGGCCAACTCGGGTACCGTTGTCACGCCGAACGCGCCGACTTTCGTGCCTGCCACGGGTATCGTCACGATTCCGACCCAGACTGGTGTCGTCTACAAGAACAAGGCTACCGGAGTTACCCTCTCGGCTGGTGCTCAGAACGCCATCGCTGCTGGTACGTCGGTCGAGATCGAGGCAGTGCCGACCACCGGCTACAGCTTCAACCACGGCTTCGATGCTGACTGGGAGTTCGTCCGTCCTTCGGCTTAACCAAGGAGTATCAAAATGGCAGGAAAGTTCTACGGGCCAGTAGGCTATGCCCATAGTGTTGAAACAAAACCCGGTGTTATTGTAGAAGAAATTACGGAACATACCTATTACGGGGATGTTACCCGGAAAAGCCGGACTTTGGAAAATGACGATAAGGTCAATAGTGATCTTACTGTAAATGCTTCAATCAACATTATGGCTGATGCTTATGCCAATGAGAATTATTCTGCCATTAGGTATGTCAAGTTGGCGGGGTCTTACTGGAAGGTAGCGGAAGTTACACCAGAAAGACCCCGCCTTCTCCTGCGGTTAGGAGGTTTGTATAATGGAAGGAAGGCTCCAGCTCCAGACGCTCCTTAAAGAGCTTCTAACTAGCAACGAGGTTTATCTCCAGGCGCCAAAGAATACGTCAATGGTCTATCCGGCCATTCTGTATACGATCAATGACGCATTTACAATCCATGCCAATAACAGTCCGTATCATAACACATGGCGGTATCAAGTAACGTTTATTACTGAAGATCCTGAGGATGAAACCATTAATAAACTGATCTCGCTACCGCTCTGTAATTTTGATAGACACTTCGTGGCAGAACAACTTCATCATTTCAATTTTAATCTCTACTATTAGGAGAAACCAGCATGACTGAACTTAAGTGGGACCAGATCGGAGAACGTTTCTATGAAACGGGTGTCGATCATGGTGTCCTCTACATTCCCAATACTCAGGGTGAATACGACAATGGCGTGTCCTGGAATGGTCTCACCGCCGTCACGGAGTCTCCCTCAGGTGCGGAATCCAACAAGCAGTATGCCGATAACACGGTCTACGTCAACCTCGTTTCGGCCGAAGAATTCGGTGGAACCATCGAGGCCTTTACCTATCCCGATGAATTTGCTGAGTGTGATGGCTCGGCAGTTCTTTCTGGTGGTGTTGCTCTTGGTCAGCAGACTCGTAAGGGTTTTGGTCTGGGTTATCGTACCAAGATCGCTAATGATCTTGACTCGGATCTCGGATACAAACTCCACCTCGTGTATGGTGCTCTTGCAGCACCGTCTGAGAAGGCACACAACACGGTCAATGACTCGCCTGAGGCGCTTGCGCTCTCTTGGGAGATCAGCACCACTCCGGTTGACGTCCCGGGCACCCACCCGGTTACCGGTAAGCCGTTCAAGCCGACTGCCACGCTGACGATCGATTCGACGAAGGTTGATGCAGTCGCATTGGCTACGCTCGAGGGCATCTTGTTTGGTACCCCCGGTGCCGATCCTCGTTTGCCCCTCCCCGAAGAGGTCATTGCACTGTTCGAGAACACGCTCACGGTGGCGACGCCGACTCAGCCGACCTTCGTAGCAGCCACTGGTGTCATCACGATCCCTGTAATTGTTGGTGTGACTTACACTCGCGACGACACGGACACCGTTGTCACTGGTACGGTAACCATTCCGGTTGCTGGACAGTCCTTGATCATCAAGGCTAAGCCGAAGGCCGGGTACAAGTTCCCGCCGAACACCGATGACGACTGGGGTTTCACCCGCTCGGCATAACACTAGAGAGGAAACCAAGGAATGCTCAGCATTAATGTCGGCCAAACTGAATCTTTTGACGATTCGACACAAGAGTTCGTCAAGACTGGTGGCACTGCATTAGTGTTTGAGCATTCCTTGGTTTCCCTTTCAAAATGGGAGAGTTTTTGGGAAAAACCCTTTCTCAGCAATACCAATAAAACCACTGAAGAGACTCTAGATTATATTAGATGTATGCATTTGTCTCCGGAGGTTTTCCCAGAAGTCTTTGATACGATCAATGATGGTGACATTGATGCTATCAATAAGTACATCTCGGCTAAGATGACCGCCACTTGGTTCGCTGAAAAGCCGGACAAGGGTCGTCATGGTGGTCGCCCCGAAATCATTACAAACGAGCTCATCTATTATTGGATGGTCTCTCTAAATATTCCAATCGAATGCGAGAACTGGCATCTTAATCGATTGCTCACACTTATTCAGGTGATTAACCAGAAGAATCAACCTGAGAAGAAGATGACTCGACAGCA